GCAAAAAACAACATGCCGTTCCAGTTGGCAGGCTGCGCGTCACCAGCGAAATTAGGCTTCGCCGCGTCAAGACCAGACAGCGAGCCCATACGTTGCTGTACGTCAAGGCGGAAATTACGCAAGTCCAAGCCAAGTTGATTGGCTAGCTGCGAGTCGGGCGGTTGAGTTGTGTCCCACACATTCGTAAACGCCATTACGACACCTCTTCGTGAACGTTGTTAATCTCGACGCCAGCGGCGCGCAAGTCTTCCAAGTCATTGTTGAAACATTTCGCTAAATCAGTTCTGTATTGTTTGTCCTTCAAGCGTAGCTTTTTGCAAACATCTAGCGGTTTCAGCATAGCCATCACCGGGCTAACACTGCGTCCTGTGAACAAACAAATAATGCCCCATCCACCTGCGGTACACAGACCCACGTCGTTTTTCTTCACGTTGTACAGATACATTGATTCCATCATCTCTCTGGTGATACCGCGGATAGGAATGTTTTCCTCAGCCGTGTGTTTCTCAGTGGGCCAAGGAGGGATTGTAATACGAACCGATCCAGCAAAATTTTCTCGAAGGTCCAGTTCACTGACTTCCCCTCTAGCAACATCCTCAAAGAATCTTCCGAGACCACCTTTAACAAGCTCCCAGAGCAAGGTGGGAGAAGCATCATAACCAAAGCGTGGAGTGAATTCAAGTCCGTAGAAGTCCCCGGTTCCGGTGACGATTGCGTTGACATCCAGCATTCCATGATAACCCATCCGCTTCGCCCAGGGTACAAGCTTCTTCGCCTGAGAACACGCCGAGCAGCCGCGGCAGAACCACGTCAGGTTACCCAGACAACCGCCGCTGGGTCCTATGTCATCGTTCATCAATTCTTTGCGTTCCAGCGTGTGGTTCGTTAACGGTTCAATTAACGTGCCGTTCTGGAACCACATCTCTGTGCTCAAGGCCGTGCCTTTTTCGAAGGCTTGTAGCTCGAACAACGGGTCGGCGATGTCAACGTCTTTGCTGACGTTTTGTAGCATCTCCACCATATCCTCGGTGTCAAACGGCACATGCGAAGCCGACAGATCGCCTAGTTGCTTCGACGGCTTGTAAACCCACCTTGTGTCGGAGTTCTCCGTGACAAACTCAATGGCATCCTCAAACGACTTAAACGTCTTTGTCTTGGGTACATCGATACCAGCTTGCTTCATCACGCGATAGCCGAAGGCACGGTCACGTTCTAGTCGGTCAGCCAACATGCTACCGCCTAGCACAGCGAAGCCTTGGTCGCGGATGTAATCGGCAATAATGCCGTTGCCTGTCGTATCAAACACAAAGACATCACTGCCTTCGGCATCCTCTAACAGATCGTCGACATCGCCAACCTTCTCAATCATGTTATCGCCGATCAGACGGGCGTCGTTATGCCTTGCCCACATCCGTACGGGATAACCTTCATCTTGTAACCGGACAGCGAAGCCGAAGCCATCAGCCGTTTCCGACACCAAATTGAAGCGAGTTGATCGTTGTTTCATATTCTTTCCAAGACAAACCCAGCATACACACGATGATACGCTCTACGCCAGTAGCGACGCAGTGTTGTTTATGATACGGCGCCCGCGGGTCATCGCCTGGCTCGTCGTAGTTGTCAGGCGTGCGCGTGGCTTCATACGCCATGTCAAACGAATCTACTTCGTCCGCTGATATACCGGCGTAGCGACACAACGCACATTCAACCAACTCATGCACGGCAACGGCCATCTCCATGCGCCAGTTGCCCATGTCACTGATGTGAAAACACCACGTTGCGTCGGGTCCGTAAAACCAATCCCCGACGGTCTCATAACGTTGCTGCGAGTGTGGTACGGTCTTAATTTCAATACGCAGTCCCATAACATGGCCTAGAAGTCGTCCGTGTTGTCTTCCGTTCGTTTCAGGATCTCAGCTAACGCCGGTTCCTGAACCGGGTCGCTAAGCCTCTGACGTATGATCGTTTGCCGTCTGTCGACAGTACGTGTACGTTGTGGGTCGTCCAGTCCCGCAGGGCACACTATCAGACCATCTTGACGTGTTAACTGCGAGACTGGATAAGCCTTTTGATGGCAATCACAATGATGCCACGGCGTTCCGGTCCATCCCGACCCACTCTGTGACGGCATACGACACCTCCTTCACCGAAACACACTGACGTTATGTTGTATCGCACAGCATAACGTCTGCTGTGTTTACGGCCCGTTTGAACCCCAGGTGCCGAGCCAGTTCGTCGCGCCGGTCGAAAACCGCATCGTGGCGATCTGTTTAATGGTCCGGGTGTCGAAGTCATCCGAGAAGTCTTCTTCCAGAGGTTCACGATTCATGAACTTCAGCGAATGCGCTTCTTTGTCGCCCACCAGAAACCAAGCCGAGGTGCTGGTGAAGTAATGACACACGAAGTACATCAAATCCTCTTTGATCAAAGAGTTGATCTCGTTCGTGGCCGTGTATGGTTTGTGCGGCGAGCCCAAGACTTCTCGAGCCATCCACTTCAGTTCCGGTGGAATCACCAGATACTTCGGTTTCATGCTGATCGGCAAGCCTTGTGAGTCAATCAACCGTTCGAACATGTTGATAGCCAATTGAATCCCAGTGAAACTGAGGTCAATGTCTGTCAACGGACGGTTCGGGTAAGTGCCCGCAGCAGCGATAATTGAGCCGACACCCGGCCCAATGTTCGTCGCCTGCGTGCCGCCTAGCAGCGGATGTTGGGTGTTAAACAGCGTCGCGCCGTCAATGACCGTGGTCGTGGTGAAACCCAGGTTCAAGACATTCCAGAACTGGATCTCTCTCACGAAGTGAGCACTGCGTGCCAGACACTTGGGAGCCTGATTGATCAGTTTGTACTGATCGTCTTTCACCAGTTCCCAGCTAGCCCTGACCCCGAGTGCCCACGGCGTGTGCAGATAACGTTTGGTGCCGCCTTGAATGATATCCTGGTACTGGACGGCAGTGCCTTCCAGCTTTGGCTGCATCGGACCCAGACCGCTGAATTCGACTTCGTCCTCGAACGCAGCGTCGGAATCCTCTATGTTAGCAATGTACGAGTATTCCTCGTCGCGTTGCTTGAGATCCAAAAAATGGACAAACAGGTCGTGTAGACCCGGCGCCATTAACTGGAAGTACTGTCCGCGTACCATCATAACGTGAAACCTCCTTAATCGAGAACACTTGCGTCTGCCGACATTACGCCGGGATTTGCGATACCGCAGGCAAGAACGAGAACAACACGCCGCGAAGCGTGTCGACAGCGTCAAAGCCAACGATCGTTAACACGGCGCTGGCGCCGGTCTTGGTTTTGTCGACGAACCAGTGGTTGTCCGAGTCCTTGGTCATCCCGTACTGCTTGCTGATATCGGTTGCCAGCAATGTCTGCGCGGGGCCGATCTGACCGTAGAACACGGTGTCAGGAATCGCCAGCACGATACCCGTCTTGCCGTCGTTGAAGACCGGCCGCGACAGGTTCACACCCAACGGTTCATTCTGCACGGAGCCGAAGGCAACGCCACCGCCAGGTCCTAGCGGAATACCGACAGTGGTCAGGTTGGCACCGAATTCCTTCGCGATACCAGCAAGACCAATTGTAATAGTGACACCGTCCCAGGCTTTCAACCCGCCTGTCGCGGTGTTAACCATCAACGGAGTGCCTTGCAGAAAAGTCTGCGCGGCGTCTTCATTGAGACGTGTCATGCGCATCTGGTTGCCGCTGATCGTCTCTCGTTCTTGAATCAAAGCCGAAGCCATACCTGAACTCCCTTCTTAATACGAGTTAGTGTTGTGTTGCGTTAAGTTTTAGATGCGTCAGCCTGGCTTGCCAAATCTGCCAACGAACCTGTGTCACGAGCACCGCCCATGCGACCTAATTCCTTGCCGGCTACACCGGTTTTACCCAAGACTGTGTCACCCAGGTCGGCGACGCCCGGTGCAAACACACTCATAATAGGCTCGCCGCCCGCCGCCACGCGACGTTGGTTAACCGCGGCGACCGTACTACCCATTTCGCTCATGGCTGCACCGGCTGACAAGCGGCGTTGCACCGCAGCGTCACTGAGCGCCGCGGCGACCTGATGCTTGTACCGCAAGGCACCCAGATAGATTTTCCTGTCGATGACCATCAAAATGAGATCACCATTGATGTACTTCGTACCGCCTTCTTCCTCATACGGTGTCAACGAGGCATAACCCGGCTTGACGTCCGTTTTCTTGGCGACTCGCCAGCCTTGGGCCTTCGCTTGTGCGAAACGACGTGGATCAGTGAAGATCCACCTCGCGGCCAGGTTAGGCGAAGCCAATGGCACGTTGACGAAGTCAGGCAGTGTCATCGGTCTGGCGACAATATCATCGTCGAGTTCCGGCGCGCGGGTAAACGACCCACGCATCGGGACCTCTTCGAGTGGTGGTATCAACGACGCGCTAGTCATCGTTGGCACCGGTGGTGCGGCTGACGCCGCAGGCGGCGCAGGCGGCTTACTTGCTGGCGGTGGCTGGAACCGGGTATCTGGCATATGCTCCTTTCGATGACTGGCTGAGAGCAGCGGTTTTCTTACGTTCTAAGTACGCTTTTGGGTCGTAATGGAATTTGCGACAGACTTCTTCTTCGTCCGGCGTCAACTTCTCATCCGGTTCATCCTCATGCGGTAGCCCGCGTGAGCTAGGTTCGCTGAAAAAGTCAGTCCGGTCGGACTCGGCTTTCTGTATATCCTGGTCGTGCAAACCTTTGATGTAAATGAACATGTTCATCCACGACTGCGGCATGACACGCTGTGGCGGTGAGAACGTGTTGACGCCTTTCACGATCTCGTCTTTGTACTTGTTGTAAATCTTCAAGTCACGTGGGTTCAGGTTCTGCTTGAAGTAAATCTCCGCGGTCATCATGCCGCTGCTCAACGCGACCGCGCTCAGGCCAGTCATCCTTGAATCAACGAACTTCTCCGGATCAAGCCAGGGTGATGGCGGTTCTTCCTCGACAGGCTGTTCGGGCGGCCTCTGATTGGCTTCCAACTCCGTCATGCGTAGCCGCATTTTCTCCAGCTCAGACTTGTTAAGGTCGTTTTCTTCAGCGGCCTTCGCGCGCGCAGCCTCAGCTTCATCGGCTTTCTTCTGTGCAGCCTTAGCTTCGCGCAGATCCCTCGCTACATCCGACGGCGACCTACCACGTAGCTCTTCCGGGACTTCTTCATCCACATCAAATCTCTGACCCCATCTCATCTCACTCCCCTTTCATTTTTAAGATTTGTTCCAACGCCTCGACTCGTCCTTGATACCGACCAAGCTCGATCGGCTCACGCACTGACTTCAACTGCTGCAACGCTCGTTTGTAATTAACGTAGACGTCAGCTAGGAAAACCTGTCCATCTTCCGACTGCAAGCAGCGGCGGATCTTATCCCGCCGCACTGCCTCGGCGTCCTGCTCGCCTTTCTGTTTCACCAACATCTCTTCATACTCAGATTTCAGCATGTCACATGACCTTTCCGCCGCCAGCAGCGTCAGGCGGCATCAACGTCGGCGGCAACATGCCCGGTTGACCACCGCCTGGCGGCTGCCCGGGACCGGGCGGTAACGCGCCTTGCGGTGGACCACCTTGTGGCGGCTGCGGCGGAGGCTCCGTAAGATCCGGTATCTTCGGTAGTAGGCGGTCGACTTCGTCTCGATCAAAGTTCCGCAGCACGCTGACCATGAGTTCGCGAGCGGCGTGCAGCGCGTCTGTCGTGTATTTCTTGATCGGTTCGGGTGTTGTCGGTGTGCTGACAGCCTGCAACATACCAGCGATGCTGTTGTGGTATTTCTCCATGACTTGCGTCATCATCAAATCGGACTGTTTCTCAACCTCTTTGTTGATGCTGGCGTTACTGGCGTAGATAGGCAGCGCCATGCGACGTTCGATCAGGGCTTTCAAGCCCTCTTTGATAACGGGTCCCTTGGCACCGAACATTTCCAGCTTCTGATCATCGACACCAAACGTACCGTACTCTAAGCCCAACACACGTCCCAAACGGGTGTGCGCGTACCGTATATCAGTGATGTTCAAGTCCGTTCTGGTGTTGCCTTCTTGCATCAACGACAACGTCCCCATCGCCGTATACACACCACGTTTGGTGTTGGACCCAGCGCCCGCGCCTTGCATCGGCGGCGTGATACCGCTGCGTTTCTCAGCCAGTTCCAGGCTGAGTTTCTCGCTGTCGATTTCACCTTGCACCGGAAGTCCCATTTCCAACGGCTCGATTTCTTTCTGAGCCTGCATCTGCTTCGCTGGTAGCATCGCTCCCGGAAAGATCCGATAACCTTTATGCAGCTTGCTATCGGGATCGACAGCCCAGGCTTTGGTGTTCGCCACGGTGCCGTTGTCACGACGCCAGTTGTGGATCTCCGATATTTCCTCTTGGAACGGCAACAGGATTTCGCCGAAGCCCATACCAGGGAACATGTCATTGCGGTAAAAAAGTCTGGCTGCAATGTAGATTTCATCTGGATAGTAATGGTAATACGACCGCAGGATCTGCTCACTGCGCTCGTGATACCACACCATCAGCTTCGCAAAATGAGTGTCATCCACTCGATACTCGAAGTGACATTCGCAGATGTCCCATTCATCCGCGTGCGACGATTGCTGCGGGCTGACCTTCGCGTCTTGGTACTTTTGCGACTGCACCGAGGTGGGCCGGCCTTGTTGTCGGTCAGGCTGCGCCAGCACGTACTGGACCGCTACGCGGTCGTAGATCCCCCGCGCCTTACGCTCTTCAAGCTGGTGCTTGGACATCTGTATGATGTCGTATTTGAAATCCATCGCGTCAATGGTGGCCGCCGACACAGGGTACTTGAAGTTCTCGTATTTCAATTTCTCTGGCCGCGGACCTTCGTACAACGTCTCTCGATACCAACCGTTCTTGCCAGCACCCGAGCTGTCGCCAGCGGGGCCGTATTTGTCAATGACTCGCTTGATCCACGGCGCTTTCAGCACGCTCGTACCGAGTTGAATGGCTTCGCCGAACCACTCGTGATACACACGATACAAGTCGAGTTCGGCTGGCTCCATGCCCATATACTGAAAGAATTCTTCCAGCGAGTCGCGTAAGCCTGCTGGCGTCGACTTCGCGAAATCACCGACCTCGCGTATAGTCCAAAGCGGCCGCGTTTTCATCACTGCGGACATAACCCTAGCCAGCAACGTGTCAGCGTGTATCGCCACAATCGGCACAACAAGATTGCTAGCGTTATGCCACGGAAACTCGCGTACCTCTTCAGCCGGCACGGCTTCATAGGCTTTGCGCCATTTCACCACACCGTCGGTGCCATGCAACTTCGTCAGACCTTTGGCTAGCGCAGCTACGCGGTCTTTTAGAAAACGCTTCATGCGTGTTTCCGCGGCGCTGTCTTTAGCCAGCTTAAACGGTATTGGATCAAAATTGATCATTTCACATCCTTAAAACTAACACGACGCCTAGCCTACCTGTACACGTTTATCAAGAGTACTCCGCCAATTTTGATGTTTTGGCTATCTTGTTTCAGCTAGGCGCCGTGATGTTGTTTACGCGGCTGTCCCAAACGTCAGTACCATCTTGCCGGGCACTGTCGGGCTGTCGTCAACTTCCAGCGTGTCGGCACCCACGGTGCCTGTGACCGTATCAGTGCAAGTCACGTGCGCGGTGCGTGGGTTCACAGCTGGCGGCACTGGCTTGACAGCCTTGAACGTAGCCGAGCCGTCGGCGTTCTGTGTCAACGTGGCAATCGTTGTGTCATCAATAGCCCACACCACGTTGGCAGGGTTGAGTACAACGGCGTTGCCCTGTCCATCGGTTTCGACTTCCGAGCACGGCACTGTCTGGGTATCTGTCTCTTTACCTGGCATTTTAAACTCCTCTTGTACATCTGGATCGATCTGGTTGACGGACTGACCAAAATGCAACTCCATTTTTCCTGGCTTCTTAGGTCCGTTTTCTAAGAAGATTCTGATCTGACGGACTTCGTCAATCAGTTCTTGTAAACCTTTAACATCGATAGTAATGGTTATTTGTGACATTTTAGTATAAAGCTGATGCAATTTTTTCCACATCAGTACCCTCACTGACGTCGTTCCAGGTTATCACTTGAACGTAACCAAGTGTTGCTGGAAGCGTAGCTACAAGCGAGTTCCAGAAGCCACCGGACAACGCCGGTATAATGCGAGCCGGTCCACCTGCGGTGGCCGACACATTACGGTCCTTACCTGTACCGTCATTGAACTCCAAACAGACACACGGCAGTTGGATCACCGCGTTGGATGTCTTGCCTGGAAAGCGAGGCCACGAGAAATCGGGTCCGTTCATCCACAACTGAACGTTCTTACAAGCTGCCTGTACCGTGGTTCGATTACAGCCTGTAGCAAAGTCCAGCACCGGCACGCCGTAGCCGGACGCGCTTGGCCGTGCGGGTAGATATGACCTGGAGTTCAATATGATCTTTGTATCGGGATGGTTGAGCGCCAGTATCATAGCCTGGTCGATGTCAGCCTGTTGAGTGTACTTCACGCCGTTCTTTGAGCAAGTCCACGGGTCAAAGCAGAGCGCGAAAGGCATCTGGCGCTCCGCGCACTGAAGTGACATTTCCATGCAAGCGTCGTGGATAAACGGTGACACCGTAGGACCGTAGGTCAACGCTACGACGCCAGCGCCAGGACCACCGAACGCTTGCATCAGCGACAACTGATCTCCGATGACAAGCGGGTCGGTTGACACATAGCCTGTGGGCGACGGCTGGTTGTCTTTACCATGCCACAGGACGGTATGAAACAAGACCGGCCTTCGTAGTTTGTCACGCAGTGTCATCCGATGTCCTTTGGTAATCCCTCTCCAACATACTCAAATTTCTCCTCAAACTCCTCACGGACGATCCAGCAAGGTCGAACAGTACCAGCCCATTCTGGTTCAATCCGCAAGGGGATGTAAACCACACCCTCGTTGCCGTTGTGGTGGTCTCTGACCAGTAGCAAAAACTGGTAGAAGTGACCATTTTTCTTGTGTCGATAGACACCTGTTCTCATGGTCTATTTCCTTCCCAGACCTCGATTCGCTCTCGACTTCTTCTGGCTTGTAACCAACGTGTCACTACAGTTAAACGCATCGGTTTCCGCTGCCGTGCGCAGATTGTCCATTGCCGACGGATACCCGTATTGCGACGCCCGGTCACCGTCGAAAAACGGCATAAGCTCCGGGTGTCGCTCGTACGTGACCTGCATCGCCAAGCAAATCCGCGCCATGTGTGTTTTCGCGTTGATACCATACATAGCATAAACATGATACAAATGTTGCTTAACAGTATCCTCGGTCATGTCTAGCGCCGTGGCGATCTGTCGATTCGTGTAACCGCGGATCACCAAGTCGACTACGTCTGTTGCCCTCGGCGCTAGCTCGTGGTCAAGTCGCATCACAGCTTCGCTATCGTCCCTGGCAACGCCGCTATCGCCGGAGGTGCGACAATGGCCGTTGCCGGTGTCATGTTCAACACCGTTACGACCGACGACACGTAGCCTTCGACCTGCGCCTGCGTCGGGTTCGACACACCCGCATCAACCATTCCCTGCTTGATCAGGTTGCCGCTGACGCCTATGACGGCAGCCAGCTTCTGTGGTCCCGTACCGTTCTGCTTGCCAGCGGCGGCAAAGTTCTGTTCTGCTAGCACAATGGCATTGACGGTCTGTGCAAACAGCGGTCCAAACGCCGGGACGTAGGACGCAAACGGCGCGGCGGCTTCCGCTACCGGCAAGACGTACTTGTTAAAGTCACGTCCAATTGCTTCGAGAAAACTGATAAACTTATTTGCCATAGCAATCCTGCTTTCTTAGTGCCAAAAATGCCCGATTATCGCTGCGACCACCCCGATGAAACCCGCTATCGACGCGTAAGCTGCGGCCTTACCCGTCGCCTCGCCTCGCGTAATTTCCAGTGAGTTAACACGTTTTTCCAACAAACCTTCTTTATCGTTAGCGGCTCGCATCAACGATTCGATCTCCGGTCGTAACATCCCCTTGGAAATCAAGTCTGTTAACGTAGCTCGCCATTCATTCGAGGAACTCTTATACTCGGCCAACTGACCCTGTGCTTCTTTTAAGGCTTCCTTAGCCGCTTGAAAAGCCGCCGTGGTCAACTTGTCCTGCGACACCAACGCTGCGCTCAACGTCTTCTCAACAGTACTTGTCGCCAACACCATCGCTACATCGAATGAGTTAAACTTGTCCGTCATCAATATGGTAAGAGCGGTAACCTTCTCTTCTAGCACAGAGACTCGGGCCACCACGCCTTCATTCGATTGATTTACTGTCTCGGCCATGCTAGCCTCTCACAGCCGATCCAAACACGTGATAACCCAGGATACCCACCAACAGCCACAGAATGAAGTATCCACCGAACCGTCGGTAGCCCACGGCAGTGCCGTCGTAATACGACCAGCCGCCAAACAACACTGACAGCACATAAATAGCCCAGAACCACGTTTTCAAGTCCATACAAGTCTCCTTGTTTTAATGCTGCTTCGCACAACATAACGTCAACTGGCGTTAGCGGTCTTTACGGCCCGGCGCTGGTGTCTTGCCACCGAAATACGTCGTTGCATCACCGAACGGCGTTGCTTGCTTCTGAGCCCAGTCAACGCCAGCCGTCTTCGACTTGGGCGCTGTTGGATCAGCGGTGTCGGGCGCCGCCGGTGTCTTCGACGGTTGTTTGTTGTAAATCTCGACCGGGTTTGGCATATCAACGGTCCTTTCTTCCTTTGTCGTACTTCGTCCAATTGGCGCTAGCCGACTTCGCGGCTTTCACTGACGCGGCTGCGCCGAAGCGAGGTTTTTGCAGGTTCTCGTATGCTCGCTCGTCAACCTGTGGATCACCACGTTTGCGGCGTTTTTTGTGTGTCATCTCGATCACCTGTCTTTGCGGCCCGGCTGCCTGGAATCCCATTCCATAGCATCATCGCCTGTCCTAAAATATTGATCCAAGCCCTTTTTCTTAGTCTTGTTCATATTGTAGGTTCCCACGTCGCCTGTCTTCATGGCTTCTTTCTGAGCGTGACGATATGTGGGCACCTTGGATTTTGGTGCATCAGTAGATATCCGACGCTGCATCTGCTTGTCCCAAACCGCAAGCGGCGGAGCCTCTGCTTCATATCTGTCATCTTGTGGCATCGCTTCTCTCCTAGTTAAACAACGATGTGCTACCACCGCTACGCCGTCCATAGCCGTGAGCATACGGCTGGCCGATCCGATTCATCTGCGCCTCGTTCTCAGCCAGCAACGCGAAATGCGTAGCATCGTCCATCGGCTTACGGACTAATTGCGGCGCGTACGCGAAGGCGTCAAGTTGATCGACGTAACGTCCCTTGGGGAACGTTTGGTACTCATTGATGAACCCGACTTGACGTTGCTGGACAAACAACCGGCCTTGCTCCGCTATCGGCGCCAGCACGTTGCGTATCCGGAATTCCTTGCGAGTGCTGATTTCACCGTCACCCAAGTCGACCTCACCTTTCAAGGGATCGATTCTTAGCGAGTAGTTCTTGATCCCGCACAAATGCTCGATATGATGCGCCACGTATTTCTGCGCCGCCACCGTCTCAACGCCGACTCGCGTAAGCTGGAACTTCTGCGCAATTTCGAATATCTTGTTGTAAAACGTGTCAAACGAAGCGGCTTCCGCCCACGTCTCCAGAACATAATGGTTGTCTTCCGAATCAACACCATCCACAATAATAGCGTGACGACAGCGTCCGCGGCCTTGATTACCCGAGTGATTCGGGTCAACTATCATAGCAACGTTCAACTGTGATTGACGTATATCGGGTCTTACGATCCCGTTTTCCACAGGCAGCACGATCTTGTAACGGCCTTTATCCGACCACTTCAACTCGAAGTAATGTAGCCATTCCACACGGAAGTCGGCGTCTTCGGGCGCGGACGGGTTGTTCAAGAACTGACAGGAGAACTTATAGTTCCCTAACCGCTGTTTCCTTTTGAGCAGTTTTTCAAACGAGAACTCTTCTGGGAAAATTGGTACATCTTGGGGGTGGTGCGGACAGCAGCCGCCCAGAGCAGAGTGACTTTCAAATCTGAACTCCGGTTCGTGCTCACGCAAGTGGGAGTTGAGATCCGCGTAGCCCCATCGGTTTCCAATGACAAGTTCATCGAGTTCATGATTGGGGTCCTCAGCCTCAAAAATACCGACCAGCAATTGGTGGTAGTCAATGGCTTTGTCCATTAAGGTCTGTGATTCAGACTCTTTAATGCCGATGAGATCATCCTCAATGACGATGCCATTGTAGTGACGTGACTGGACAGCTGATCCAACGCCGAGGAAATCAAACGTACCCTCGCCATGAGCTCCGCCCGCGCCGCCTGACGGTCGCCTGACGTGCAAAGAGTAATCGGTCCACGTCTCGGATGTGGTGGGCAGAGTTTCAGGGAACAAGGCCCGATAGATCGAGTTACTTTCGAAATGCCAGCGGATTTTCTTCCCGAGTTTGGCTGCATTGGTGATGTTTCCTGACACTAGCAGGTTACGTGAGTCTGGATTGTGTGATCGCTTCATCCAGCGGATGAACTCCGTCGGGTAGCCCAAGGCGCTGAAGTCGTCTTCATCTTGACGTGTAAACGGCAGCGCTCGCCACATCGCCAAGCCTTCGCTAGCACAAGTGGATTTGAAGTGATCTCGGGGCATCTCAATGACATCTTTAATGTGGTCTGCCTCAAACGACCGACACAACGGGTAATGCAAATTCAACGTTAGTCGTTTACGGCGCAGCGCGTTTCTGACGAAGTAAAACAGCGATCCCAGACAATTCAACCGCATAGCGCGGAGCACTTGCAGTTCGTCCGTCAGGCCGCCGACCGGTATTGTGCGGTACTCAATCATAGCTACGCTAGTTGACTCCTACTGTGTATTGAGCCACAAGCGCGGCATTCGCGCCCTTACCGGGATATGCTGTCGCGTCAAAGCCAACCGAAGTGACAACAGTGTTGTTCGGCGGCCACTTGGCTACGCCGTAACTAGACAGGTTGGTTGCTATGACATTGCCAGTGAAGACACCAGGGTTGAAGCACTTTGCGACCGTGGTAACAGGTACGTCTGCGTAAGCGCAATTGGCTGTGCCCCCGCCCATGTTCCACACCGGATACTGACCAGCGGTCACCAGATTGTTGGTGAAATTGATGTTCTTCATCGGTTTCGTCGCCGACGCACCAACAATAAGCAAATGCGCTGCCGGGAACGCCGTTACGTGATCAATGGTCAGATTCTGCAACAACGGCGACGCCGCACCTAGATCGGTCGCGATTTCTGCGAGTTCACCAGCGCCTTTGTACTTCGTACCGTCAATGTCATCTATAACAACATCGTGAATCGAGTACCGTTGACCGTCGGCTGCCGCGCCGCCGTTATCCGACAGCACGTTGGCTATCGCGAAGCCGCCGCCAACATGAGCGATGTAGTTGTAACGAATGGTGACGTCGGTCACGATGCAAGTCGAACACAGATTGATCTTGGTGTTATTAGGTCCCACCCCGGCTTGATTCTTCGGCGTTATCACGATAGCGAAGCCGTTTTGCGAGAATCCACCCCACGACCCTGTCATCACATTACCCTCAACGAGAACACGTTGAGCGTTCTTCAATTCCATGTCATTCTTGACAATGTACGGTTTTGGCGTCGCCGTCTTGTCCATCCACGTCAGTGGCTTGTCGAAGTGATTCCGCCGTACCTCGACGTCAGTGACAGGCTGCAACGCCGCGCCGCCACCGAACAGGATGTTCTCGCCAGAGGCTTGCAAGTAATTGTTGACAATTTTGATGATCCCGGTCGGCTGCGATCCACCCAGACTAGCGATAGCCTGCGCATCAGTGCAACTGCCGACACCCGCGAGGCAGTGGAATTCATCAAAGTAACTGTCGATGACCGCAAGTCGCGTCACATTACCGAAGAGAACCCCACGTGTCGTTTCTTCCTGCGGGTTACCGTGCATGTACACTCGGTCGAAGATAACGCTTGACCCAGCGGTCACATTGACGAAGTCCGATAGCATCTTACTGCCTACCGGCTTCATAAACGCGATGCCAGTGAAACGAACGTGATCCACGCTGAGTTGCACGCCGTTACCGCCAGCTGTCGACAATAACGTAGCCATCTGCGGCTTTGCCGCCGGCGTCACGCGGACGCCTTCGGCTGGCAACTGACCGTCACTACGAATTGTGATCCACTGCGTATCAAGACAACCCTTGGGCGGTAGCGCCGTCGGTAGCTTGTAGGTTTGACCTGCGGCCAACGTCAGCGTCTGTCCACAGACGGCAGCGGCGTAAGCCGCCGATACATCGCCGCCAGCGGCTATCGCGACCGTAGGTCCAGGACTCGGAGTTACCAACAGCCGTGTGTCAAAATACGCACGTGGAAGCTCGGCGTAGCCGTCGGTCGTATACGAATTATCTTGTCCGGAGGCTGCTATCAGCGCGAACACGAACAGAAAAGACGTTCTCGTTCTCATTGTCTGCCTCCTGGTTTGAAATAGCACTCGCCGTTCACACACTGCGTCGGGCAACCATAACCGGGTGCCGGGTCACCACTACCCGCAGGGTAGCCCGGCACCGCTGGACAGTGATGTTGCCGACTCAAAAGTCCATACGTAAGTCCGGCTGCGCCGCCAGCGATGGCGCCGTAGATCAACGGATGCCTACGCATCGACGCGCAGCCCATTGACATCAACAGTAACAACGCTAGCGTCGTGTTTTTAGCGTAGCTCATACAAACATCGCCGTCGTCCACGGGACCGTTACACCGGGCGCGATACCCAACGCGGCCATTGTCTCCAGACCGTTGCGGATGGCTAACGCTGTATTCTGTATCGCAGTTAACTGCGGTGCCGTCAGTGTGCCGCCGAGTCCATTTGACGAAGTCCAAACGCCAGTGGCCAGATTGATCGTGACGACGATCTTGGGAACCGTTTGTCCAGCAGCGAACGCTTGCCCGGTCGTGTTGCCGTAGGCAATGAAAATCCGCAACGAGCTAGGATACGACATCTCGAAATACGCGACCGCAGCGTTTAGATCGGTTTCAATAGTGTTGCCGCCTTCGGCCACCGTCGCTGAATTCGTCAGAGTGATACTCATTTGACAGCCTTTTCTTGTGTCTTGTTAATGTCTTGTCACTGCAACAACGTCCAAGTCAACGTGCGCGGAAACGTCCCCGCTGTCAGCGTTATCTGCCAGCTACCGCTAAGAGCAATCCCGGTTCCGGCCAAGCCCGTAATATGACTAGCGCCCAGCAACTGCGGTCCAACGTTAGGATCAAGAATGAAAACCGCGTTGCCACCTGACGTAGCATCACGCAAGTTGAGCAAGCCGTTACCTGACCCAATTCCGGGTATCGTTGTAGCCACGCTAATCGTCGGAACCGAGAAACTGTGAGCACCCAAAAACAGACCGCCGGTACTATTAACCTGTGCTCCTTGCACAGTAGCGGCTGTTACCGTACCCGACGCGTCACCCACGGTGCCGTTGCCAACGGCGACAACGCCGGCGCCAGTCCGCGACAGCCCAGTGTCTTGTGCCGCGTTCGCGTTTGTCGTAGACGACCAACCCAAACCGAACGAGTTCGATAAACTCAAGTTATTGTAAACCGAGGGGTCCAGAACGTAATCGTACGTTGTGGCATTCGCTCGACTGAAATACGCTCTCGCTAGACGTAAGTTGCCGGTCCAGTCACCGTTAGCGCCGTTGCCGACACCAATGGTTCCGGCTGCAAGGCGCGAAAGCCCGGTGTCGTTTGTTGCACCAAATTGTATAGCTGGAAAAGAAACCGTTCCTGATCCTGCGCCAGCGTAAGTAAAGGCTAAAGTTCCAAGGGTATTTATCCCCGCTGGCATACTCAAACCTATCTGCCATTTGTTTTGAAACGAGGATGAACTGTTCCATCCGAAAGCAGCAAACCCAAGCGAGGGAGAAGCATTGGTGGTGAGCACAGTTCCAGGTGTCGGATTAGTTAAAAGCACCTGTGTACCAACACCAGATACTTGAGGTGACCCAGTAAACGTAGGCGTAGCCTGCGGTGCCAGCAAGCCTTCCGCGGTCGTAGCCCGCGTCGTCTCGACGCCTACGGCTAGATTAGCGTAAGCTGTCGTAGCCACCTTCGTTGTGTTATCGAGCGCAGCTTGTGTTGTC